GCCCATTTTAAAATCAACTGCTTCCTTAACTTTAATGAACTCACGGAAAGAGCCCATCATTCGTTTCAAAAAGAAGACACTACCCCAAAAATCATGTATAGCAAACCTGTGGAAAAAAGCGATTTCATCGGACACTCTATCTGACATTGGACCTCTCGAAGCTTTAATAGAAGCATATGTGCCTTTAGCAGCTCCAGTGGTTACATCTTCTGGCTCGTTTAATCCACTGATAGCCATCTGCATGATGTCTGTATCTTGCCCACTTAGTGATGGAAGCGTTGGTCCTATACATTCGAGAGACATGCCTGGGGGAAGAACCAACATACTGCCCGGAGTCTTCTTAGCCATCACTCCTGTTTTCTTTCTATCTTCATCTGATAAGGATAACCAGAGTCTGAAGTCTTTAGCTGTCTCGATTTTGAAAGTCCAAACATAAGCACCAGAAGACCTTTTATGATCTATCTCATACTTTTTCAGCATTTCATAGTAATTAAGCCATTGAATGGTCGTTTTCAGATAAGAAGTTGCTCTTTTGGTGATAAAGCCTTTATCCCAAGAAATGATAAAACGGTAGTATCCTTTGAACTTTTTGAACACTTTCGCCGAAGAACGTGCCTTTTTCTGATATTTTACCTTAAAATTATCATGCTGTTGGGCAATCTTTAATAATTCGGGATATCTGGCGACAAAAATACTCGGAATTTGATCATAATCATCTTTTGAGTTGTCTTTTTTCGATATATTGTAAAAAAGAGGCATAGTTGTCTTATCTGGATGAAAAATGACGCCAGTATCATCATCTCCGCCTTCATTGATAGTTGCAGGGTCTATGAAGTCAACCTCGACAAATCCTGTTCTCCAATGACAAGTGAGACACAAAAACAGCTCACCTTCAACATTCGATCTGCCTACATACTTAGGCCAGAAGTTGTAAAGGCGATTTCGAGGATCGAGTTCGATCTCATCTATAACCTCTTGGACATCTCTATTTTCAGAAGTGGTTTCGAATCCTCTTCCTGTGATCCTACCTTGAAGTCCTCTTACAGATGTATTGATTTGTGGGTTACGATGGAACTTATTCCAGCATTCATCTTGGAGTTGTCTTCGAGTAAATTGATCCTCTTCTTTATCCGTAGAAGATGGATATAATGGAAAGCCGTCGGCATCGGTTTTGTAATCAGAATACTCTGGTTGGAACTGCCAAGGGACAGAAAATTGAAGAACGGAAAGCTCATCGTCACTAAGTTTCTCGACTACTTCCTTTAATTGTAAGACAGTTTTTTCGATATCCATTAAGAACTCCTGGTGTGGTATCCTCTACCCATATACTATATATATGATGCTTGTCAAGGAAAATATCAATATACCTAATAGGCGCCTAAAGTAACATGTCCAGGGGAATGTGCGCCAAAGCTTAACATACTTCGTCTTATACGAAAATCATCTATTCCCAAGTCCCTACCGCCATAGAGTCCCCAACCTATAGAATAAATAGAATCATCTTGAATTCCATATTTCTCAGTCTTCTCAGGACTGCCAAACCATCTGACATCTGGATCATGATCAAAGACAGACATCTCCTCTCTTAGTATATCTTCGGTCTTCGATCCTAAAACTGGAACAGTAGGTGTTTTGAATCTTCCCTCATTCATAACAATGTAAAGTTCTTTAAAGCAGGCTCTCTGCCTATCATAATTCGGAAAGATGGGTTCGAAAGGAATATCTCTCTCCTCTGCCCAACTTGCAAAATCCCAAGATCCATATCTTTCAGCACACATAGAATCAATTCCTTCATACTCATCATTCAATTGATCTAAGAGTTCTTTCATAATATTAATTGTATGATCCTGGTTATCATAGAGACAAAGGAGAAAGTAAACATACTTAGGTGCGGCTGTTGCAATATTCACAAGATGAGGGGTTGACTTGCTTCCGGGCAATCCTTTAGCTATTACCGTAAGAATAGTTCTTGCCTTTCCCCTAACCGCCATAGGATCATGCATATCCATTCCAACAAGGATGCACCAATCAGTATCTAAGAGTTCTCCTAAACCATTCAAGTCCCTTATGTCTGCGGGTGCGGCTCTCCCAAAGTCAACGTCTAAAGTATAAACTGTATCGACTTTCATTTGATTATTCTCGATGCTTTGGATCTTAGCAACGGTTTCTACAACTCCATCATGAAAGCCTTTCTTGGTGACTTCTGTAACAACATCCTGAAGTCTCACCTTCTCTTTGATGCTCTCTCCTACTACTTCATGATCTAAGAGACGTTCCTTAGTTCCTATATAACCCATCTCCTCTATCATCTCATCTGTGAACACCCGAACAGTTCCAGCTGACCATAAGTTTTGAAAGTACTTCTCGAACTCTCCGAATGGAAACTTGACTTTGTAATCATTAAGCTGATCCTCATCCATATTCGGATTCCAATAGTCAGCAATGTTTCCCTCCTTAGAATAACGATAAGAGAAGTAAACAGTCTTCAGTTTATTTGTAGACCAGCCGTGATAGAGTTGATAGAGCAGGTGAGTCTTCTCTGAGACCGTAGAATCGATGATTCCAATAGCGTTGGGTATGTTACGTATAGAGCCGTCGAGCTAGACAAAGAAGCGGGGGTTTTTCATGTCGAAGATTTCTGAAAATGTATATCCAGTTATGTTGGATACAATTCCTGAGAAAGAGGAGATAGAACGTATCAAAGATCGGATTGCTCCATCTTCATCTTTGATACGGATCTCCTTCTCTTGGATATTTCTAAACCCGACCTCTTCCAAAAGCCTAGGAGAATTAATTATGATGTCCCTCATGATATCATAGTGAACAAACTTGATCTGATCTCTGGAGTTTGCTCCTAACATTATCTGTTGTCGTGGCCAATTGAAGAACTTCCACAGTTGGACAAGGACAGCAAGCAAAGACTTCCCTTCACCTCGCATCCAGCAAAAAACAATCAACCGATAGATAAATCGATTATCTACCATCTCTAAAGCTTCTAAAAGGATCTTCTGTTGTTCTTCCCAGATGTATCGATAAGATTTCCCGGTTTTAGGATTAACTGTGTCAGGAAGATCCCCGAGAGGTCGGAACTCAGCTATGTCTGATCCTTCTTCATAGATAGGAACAAATACTTTGTCGTTGCACCATTTGACCATCCCTTCCCCACCATTCCTATATTCAGCAAGAGCATCTTTTTCCTCTTCCACAAACAAAGCTTTTATGTCTTTGTCAGTTGCCTCTCGTCCGAGATGTTCTTCTAATACCTTTTTCCGTAAACCGATCATTTCTTCTTCTCCCTATTCTTGCTTGCCATCATCCGCGAATACAAAGTCCTGTCTCCTTTTTTAAGATCAGGCTTTATCTTCCCCATTTCCTCAGCAACCACCTTATAATTCAAACCTATCTCACTCCACATAGCAACTATCCGCCTATGTGTTTCCCGCAATTCTTTTATCACAGGATGCATGAGAACCCCTCCCCGAGCACCCGCAGTCACAGGAGAACGCAACCCAGCCCGAGTTATTTTAAGAAAGACAAGATCAGAATACAAAGGGATCAGATGTGTCCCTACCATAAAAGCCAAAGCCTCGTCAAGATCAAAACAGTTCAATATGATGTTAGCTGTCTGCCGAACGTATTCAAGCTGTATCTGGCATTTCTGGTTCTCTGAGTCAGCATTAGGCTGCTTCTCACAGTAACGGAACACAGGACAATTCTCAAGGATACAGTCTCCTACAAAATCCCATGCATACAGTTGAATTGTAGATTTATTCTTTCCTTTGAACCTTCCTCGAAGAAACCCTAACTTCCCTGACTTTAGACGGTAGCTTTGTGGCAGATTTTGTATCTTCGTCTTCATAATCTTCTCCTAACTTCTGGTTCAACAGATGCCGAGGATCTATGTGATACCGAACCCATATCGGAACTAACATAACCACTCTCCTTTCTTTTAGCGAAAAATGGAACCACAACAAAATTCATCTTATGCTGATAATCATGACAAGCAGAACAGAGATACATACAGTCATGGACTTCATCCATATCCCCTTTCCCCCAATTCCTATATTTTGTATGATGAACGACATACCCTTCATCAGGACAACCCATACACTTCTCATCTCTTTCTATCACTTGTATACGAACCCAAGCCCATTCAACCGAGTTCATATAAGCTCGAAACGTCAAGATCATAGACTCTCTGTATGCACTCACATCCTTGAATACAACGTCTCCTGTGTCGCTTGCCTCGTCTAACTTAAACATCTTACGTATCTCTTTATCTGCTTTAGACTTAGGCCTTACTTTAGAGGCGATATAAAGAGTCATCATTATTATCAAAGGTACAAATCCTGGTTCCATCATTCACCTTCCTTTAAGGTCCTTCGTATTCATCGATTGAGTGACTTGAACTTATAGTTGTACTAAAGCTGAAG